ACATCGCCGTCATTACCGTCCCAAACAGTTCCTTCTGTCACGTCTCCGTTAGTCGCACCAAACTTGTTGATATGTGCGTAACCAGATACATCACCGGCTGCGATTGGAATATTACTTGCCGCGCCAGAGGTGTTTAGGATGTTACCGTCTTTGTCGGCAATCATTACGACTTCGTGGATATCGTTGCGAGTTCCACCACCTAAATGTATGCCTCTCCTTGCGCTATATTGTGCCATTATGACCCCCTTAAACTAATTCAAATTCTGTAAATCTAAATGTCACATCAAAGGATATGTATGCCACATCGCCTTGAGTCGACGTAAACTCAATAGAGCCCAACTGTGTTGGTATAGCGTTCTTATATCGAATCTTGCCACACGAGTTGTTATGACTATTGAGAATGATAACGGTCACATCATGATTCACAGTCTCGCCTTTGTTATAGACACATTGTTCTAACCAAGTCTGCATTTCTTTATATGCAGAAAGATCTTCGTCAAGAATTAGTGTTAAGGACAAATCGCCGTAATTGATAGTGTCTCCAGAAACCGGAAACCCTTGAATTCTAGGTATACCAATTTCTACAGCATTAACTGTAGAGCCGGGATGTGTAACAGACTGTGAAAAGAACTCAAGGTTTGCATACTGTTCTCGTTCTATTACAATACGAAATCCTGACGGTTGCAAAAAGTTCTTGTTGTTAGTTAAACTCATAATAAGTCCTCGTTATCACTTTATTTATACGCATAAAAAAAGGGAGTCCGAAGACTCCCCAAAATGACTAGTAGACTAGTTCTTTTTATTAAACACCTGCGCGATCAAGAATATTGTCGACGCGGAAGATGCGGTAGTATGTGTTCAAACCAGTTGTCGCAGAGATGTCACGTGAAGATCCATCTAGTGTGCCGATGAATGGGTTCGCAGCCATACCATAACGAGTCTTAAACCCGATACGTGGTTGGAAATCATTCTCGCCAACTGCCTTGACCATCTGTAGTGGTACATATGGGCAATAGAACATACCAGCGTCATATGGGTTAGTACCCTTATAACCTACTGTACAGTAGTTGATGTCTGCGTATGGATCGATGAATACGCGCATACGACCGTTTAGAGTACCAGCGAATGTGTTACCAGTATCATCTACTGATAGACCAGCGCCTGGAGTGTAGTCCAACTGACCAGAAGCTGCAAGTGCAGTAGCAACGTCAGATGAACATACGATGATGTTACCCTTACCGCGACGTGTGTCTTTCGCGATACGGTTTGCTTCGCGTTCGATCTGCATTGCTAGACCTTTGAACTTCTCCGCAGACCAACGACCATCAGCGTCTGTCGATAGATCGAAGATGCCTGGGTTAGTAACGTTTGAAGACTCTTGTAGACCAAGTTTAGCCTGCAAGTTGATTGTACGAACGATTTCGCGGTTGATTTCAGCAAGAATCTCTGTAGACAGAATGTTTGCTAGTTCTGTCTCTGCGTCTAGACCGTGGATTGCCTTTAGGTCTTGCGCTAGTTCTAGTGAGTACTCAGCCTTTAGTGCACGTGACTTTGCAGTGACGGCTGTCTTCTCGATTGAGAAACCCATCTCTTGGAAAGCACCTGTGTCACGACCTAGACCTTCTGCCGCAGCAGTTGACATTGGACGACCTACTGCATCAACAACAGTGAAAGTATCTGAGTCTCCACCGAAACCAGAAGCTTGTGTAGTTGGTGCATCACCAGCGTTATCAAATCCGCTTGAGTATGGTGGTACAGCGCCTGGCTTACCACCAGAGAATCCAGTACTTGGCTCGTCTAGACCCAATGCTTCTGGTCCGTCCATACCGTTGTACTTTGACTTCATCGCGAAGATTAGACCAGTTGGGCCAGACATTGGCTGGACACCACATAGGTCATATGCCATTAGGTTTGGCATTGCGCGACGTACTAGTGAGATTAGGATTGGATCCCAGTTAGCAACGCCTGCATTACCGACGCTGTTAGTTGGACCAGTTTCTGTTAGAAAACCACCCATTGCAGCACGCTCTTCTGAAAGTGCCTTCTCTTGGTTTTCTAGGATAGCAGCTGTAACTGCCTTACGGTGATGATCGGTGATTTGACCAGCAGACTCTTCATTAAGTACTGGCGCCCACTTCTCAATCAATTGATCGAATGAATTGTTCATTGTTAGATTCCTTATTTCTTAGAGGTTTTACGTAGAGCGCTCAAGTATCCTTCCATAGATTGTGATACTTCTACTTCTTCTTCAGCTTCTTCTGAAGCTGACTCTTCAAGTTGCTCTGGAATTTCTTTTGAGAAGTATGATTCTTTAACTGTATTCACTTTAGTAACGAATGATTCTTCGTTCTCAAAATCAACACTGTTTAGAAGATCTGCTAACTTCTCCGCTTGTGTGTCTGCCAAATCACGAGATGCTTCAGCGATAATCGCTTCACGCTTATAATTTTCTAGTTCTTCAGCAAGTGAAATTGCATCACCAGTAGTTGAGTTTAGACGTTCTTCTAAATCTTCTACTTGTCCTGCAAGTTCATCAACTAGGTCTACCTTAGACTCTGGAACTTCAACGTAAGACTCTACGAATAGATCACGCATTCCGTTCATGAACCCTTCAGCGATTTCAGTACGTAGACCGTTCTGAATTGCCAACTTGTTCTCTTCCATCCAAGATTCAACCACGTAGTTTAGGTATGAATCAACTTTACCGACTAGGTCGGTTTTGATTGTTTCGACTTCTTCAGCAAGCTCTTCTGCGTACTGCTCTTCTAGTCGAGTTACTTCTTCAGAAAGCTTAGACTTAACTGCAGACTCAAAGATGATTGCGGTCTTTTCCTTGAACTCTTCTGATAGAGTTGCTTCACCATCAACAATTGCAGATAGTTCTGCAGATGTGTCAGCGTCTTCAACGTCATCCAGTAGTTCAACAGACTCTGCAAACAACTTGTTGTATGCATTTGTTAGGTCTTCTTTTTTCATTTTAGAAGTAGCCTTATACATGGCGTTAACCATGCCTGCCTTTGTTTTAGGCGGAGCAGTCTTTGAAGTTGCCTTTTTAGCTTTATCTACAGAGGCGATTGACTCAGGTTCATCAATAGGTTGATCTTCCTTTGCCTTGCCTTTAGTTGTAGGAGCTTTTGCTTCTTCGAGAGTTTCCTCCACGATTTCGTTTGTTTCAACATCTAGATCGCGGATTTCACCTTGATTTAAATCAGTCATAGTGACTCCTTATAGTTTAGATTTGATTAACGAGAGGAAATTCTTGAACTCACGCATTTGCACTTCAGGTTGATGTGCAATTGGTGCTTGCTTAATTTCAGTCTCTATATCTTCAATGACTTGAGGTTGAAGTACTCCATTATTCCAGACCCAGTCTACACCTTCCATAATCCCATTAACAAATGCTTCTGGTGCGCTTGGATCTTGTACGATATCTACCGTATTAAGAATAAAGTCTTCTTTGACGTACATTGCGCCATTTTTTCTCTCAAGACTTCCCATTCCACGAGTTGACACGCCTAGTTGTACACCACCTTCTAAGAGACCTTTCACAATCTTGCCCATTGGGGTGTCCAATATTTGTGCCTTTCCAACCACATCATTACCTTCCAATTTTAGGTCTGTGATGAGGTGAGAAACTTTATCAAGGTTAACGGTTGGGCCCTCTGGATGATTCAATTCACCCACGGCGCGTTTTTTGTTAACCTGTTCTTCAACGTACTTGTTTACAGCAGATTCCATAATCTGTTTTGGGTAAACACGTCCGTTACGATTCTTTTGTTCTGCCTGTGCAAATACACCTTCAATAACAAAATTCTTGCCGCCATCTTCTTTGGCTTCAACGATGCATTGTATATCGTTTTCTACGTATTCGCTAATCAGTTTCATTTTATTTTCCTAAGTCTTTAAGGACTTGTTTCGCGGTTGACTCCGCTTCTTTTTGTGACTTAAATGTGTCAACAGAATCTCCATCGATTGACAGATGAAAACCCTTTGCAGTTTTAGTGATGACTACCGGATAACCAGACATCTTTTTCTTCAAGACGACCTTATCTTTCGCCTCACGTAATTCTTGAAAAGTTTTCACATTAAGTCTCCTTTAGAATGTATTTATACAAAAAAGTTTTTTAAATGTAACTTTTTGTTATTTACGATAAAGATGCTTCGTACTACCGAACATTTGATCAGCATAAACTGGATCTGGGCCATCATAATAGACATGTTTCTTTTTAAAATGTCTCGGTATCAAATAGTGTGACGGCCATATTACCAGTTTGTGTTTCTCTTTATCTGGTACAAATTGTGACAACCATTCATTACCCGTAGACTTATACGGTTTAGGGTCCAAGTCTTCCGGTCTTAATTTGTGCAGTTCGTCAATCAACATTCGCACAAACGTATTCTCTGGATTACACGCCTGTATCGGTGAGATAAAGTTAGGCACAATAGTCTCACTCTCAAATACAGTGTATGCATGATCCGCAGGCGCAGTGAATAGTTCATCCGTATTACGTAAACAAACTGCATCAGCTGGCGGTAAAAACCCACCTTGTTCATACAGTAGTTCATATCGGATTAAATCCGCAACACCTGCGTACGCCCCCTGATTATAATACTTTGCGATTAGATGTTGATTGTGCCATTGTCTGGCTCGTAACATCTCATCTGTAAAAATATAATAGTCCCAGTCGGGGTGTTTTTCTTTCCATGTATCCATCCACTGCAATGGTGGGCTTAAATGCCCTATCCATATGTGACACATGTTTTTAACTATATTCACGACTCTTCGGTTTCTTCCAATTCAGAATCTGTAGAACCAAAGTCTTCAGCTTCTTCGCCGTATTCGACTTCCGAAGTATCGTCAACCTCAACTTCGTCGTCTAGATCCATCTCTTCCGGTTCAACGCCATTAAAGATCTGATCAGCGACCGCAACTTTCTCAGCATCTAAAGCATCTTGGACTTTATTGCCCAAAATGTCATTAAATAGAGTTTCAGCTCCATTGAAGTTGCCGTTCTGAAGTGCATCAACAAAACTTAGAGTAGGATCAACTTCTACCTCAGTCTCTGCCACTTCTAGTTCTAAATCTAATTCTGTATCTAATTCATTCATGGTTATACCTCCATATCATCCACGTCTCCGCTTTTTTCGTTTTCAGCTTCGACTTGTTTTGACATCTCTTCGATGTCTTCATCATTAAACATCATTACGTTTTTCATTACCCACTCACGTGAGAAGTACTCTCCCACATAACTGGCGATTTGATCCATAGTGGCTAGTCGTTCTCGCAACAACTCAGAATCTTTTAGTTCTGCGAAGTGGTTGTCTCTAGTGTAGTCAACCTGAATTTGAGTTTTCCACTCTTCCCAGTCTTGTTCTGTACATACTCCCTTAAGAATAAGTTGTTTCTTAAGAACACCAAGGAACAGGTGCGCAAACTTTTTGCGCAGTCGGTCAATAAACTTTTGGAACTTTACTTCGTCACGGCCAATTTCTGTTGTACGACCCAAAGAAAACTGTGATTCTTGTTCCAATCGGTTCAAAGGCACGTTTAACGAACGATACAACTTCTTTTGGAAATAAATGATATCGTCAATCTGTCCTAGGTTTTCGCCGCCTGGTAGAGTACTTATCTCTGTTCCACGACCACCTTCGCGACGTGGCAACCAAAAGTCCTCTAACATTGACATATGTTTACGATCGTCTTTGATCTCACCAGAGTTCGCATCATACACAATCTTGTTACGGTATCGCGCCATAATATCTTTGATGTGTTGTTCGGCCTTACCCTTCGGCAGGTTACCAACATCAATATAGAAGATGCGTCGTTCAGGCGCACGTGCGAGACGATAGATGACCAATGAGTCTTCCATCATGCGCAATTGGTTTACAGGTTTGATTGCTTTCTGTAGGTAGGATAGGACGCGTTTTTTTGACGCATCCAAAAGACCTGAAGTGACATAAGACACAGAATCTGGTGTTAACTTAATGCCAGTAGATGCACCACCCTTATCTTGGTAGATGTAAAACTCATTAACTTTATCTACTAACTTTGCACCAGTTTTCGGATCTTTCTTGTGTTTTATCTCTTTGACTTTACGAATCTTAGTTGCGTCAATAGGGCGAATCTCTTGGATTCCAGCCTTTAGGTTAGACTCATTAACAACTAAGTGGTGATATATGCGACCATCTACATACCAAGAACGGAACATATCGTGTCCATATTCTTCAAAGTTTAACATACCGACGATGCTGTCAAACTCTTCTGTAATAGTCTTTTTGATTTTATCTCCGGCCTCAACCTTATCTAAATTAAGAGTGACCGAAGATTCTAATTCGGATGAAACGATTGTTTCATTGATAATATCTTCTATCGCAGCATCACACTCTGGGTGTTCAGCGACCGAACGATATTTTTTGATGAGTTCTGCGTTGTCTTTGGCTGCGCCACCGTCCATGTCGATGTACTGACCAAAATAAGAACCAGAAGCAGTAACATATCCAGCGCCATCTTCATCGACCTTCGGTACGATAGAGGGCGTCTTGTCATTTTCGTCTTTCATTTTTTGAACGCGTTTTAGTTCAAATCCGAATGCTTGGAAAATATTTCTTTCGTCTGCCATAAAATCCTCGTAATAATAAATGAGGGGGTGGATTAACACCCCCTGTCAACTTACTTATAATACCTTTAACTAGTGGTATTTGACTCCCAGTATTGAATTGAGAATGCTACTTCAAACTCTTCTACTGTATCAACTGTATCGTATGATAGGTCGATTGCAGCAACGCTGTTAGGGAATGCTCCACGGAAGTTATAACTCTTTAACACACTACCGTCCTTATCTAGTTGATCTACAATAAGATCCGCTTGATAAGCTACAGGGTTTGTGAATCCTGTGTTAGCGGTGTGACCGTTCATTCCGTTCATCCATCGTTCCATTGCGTTACGAACTTCAAAACCTGTATCGTTGATTACTGTAACTGACCAATCTTCAAATGTACGATCACCAGCAATCTTCAACTGACGACCACGGAATGGTACTTCAACAGCATTGATTGTTGATGCAGGCAACTGTGCGCCTTTGCACATAAATGAAGTTAGTTCTGCGTTACCACCGGCATACGCTGGGAAATTTAGGGTTACACGGAATAAATTAGGACGTGCACCGCCACCTTTTAGTTTTGCTTTAAAATCGTCTACTCTTAATGACATGATAATTCTCCTTATACTTGTCCGACGACTTCTTCAAAGTCAACACCAGTTCTCACTGCTACGAAGTTTAGAGTTACGTAGTTGATTGAACGTGCTGGTTTGATAAAGCAAGATGCGACGAATTCGTTGCGGTCAATAACTTCTGGCGTGTTGTTTGTTTCGTCACAAACAAGACGGAAGTCAGTGATACCACGACGACCCTGAACTTCACGTAGAAATGGTTCTACGGTATTGACAAACTCTGCACGTGTGAAATCGTCGTTGAACTCAAACATAACGTTCTCGGCCGCTGCAGAAATTGCACGTTCTAGAACTAGGAACAAACGACGTACGTTGATGCGATCAAACGCAGATGGACGTGATAAGTGAGTCTTGTCACCGTAAAGCATAATGCCCTGGCCAGGGAAACTGACGATTGGGTTAATGCCTGCTTTGTATAGACGATCACGGTCTGTCTTGGATGGATTGACTAGAATGTCAGTAACACCCAAGTATTGACCACGACGTGAACCGGCTGGTGAGAACCAAGGCGCATCTGTTACGTCACCCGCCGCCATGATGCCTGCAGTTGATGATGCCGCTGGAATATTCTCGTACTTATCGTTATACTTATCGTATACTTTCAACCAGTTTCCATCGACAACTAGGTACGATGAACTTTTATTTAAAGATGATACGTGCGCTAACATAGAGTCTATAACTGTTGACTCTCCTGTTATTGATGGTGAAATAACTGCAATACAATCTTTACGTGATTCTGCGATGTTTACCAATTTTTGATGAATTGCAATAGAACTCCCTTGACCACCTGCTGGTGGAACCAAGAAATCGATCTGGATAGTATTTTTATCTTCGAACTCACCATATGCATCAACATAATTTGGTTGAACGTCTTCATCACCATCCTTTCCGCCTTGTAACACATAACGACCAACGTCTGGAACTTCGTCACCTTCGTTCATGACTATCCAAGATGAGTTTTTATTTACAACTTCGACAAAATAATTAGACAAACCATTATCTAGAATAGAACCTTTGGTTGTAGATACGTATTCAAAGGTGTCTAGAACTGATTCATCGTCAGTGCCTGCTTTTGATAAAACAACAATATGAAGTTCATCACCAACCGGCGCCGAGGTGAAAAGCTTTTGATATTCCCACGGATTAGGTGGATTTATCATCACAGGAACTTCCTGTGTGACAGGTTGATTGTCCGAATCAAGTACAGGTGTGCCGTCTGAATCAAGTACAGGAACAGTTTCAAAAACAAGTTGACCGTCCGAGTCTCTAGCTTGAACTAGAGTGTCTGAAGTATCTAACCAATGAGCAGCGTCACAGACTTCTACTGTAATAGAGTTGCCTAATGTGCCTGGATACTTTGCTGTGAATTGTCCTGAAACTGCAGATGCAGAACCGTCTTTGGATGCGCGTACAACGAATGCGCTTGAAGAGTATTTTAGGAAATGCGCGACAGACAAAAAATCGCCTGCATATGCTTCTCCCGCGAGAGGAGACCCGAAAGTGGACGCTAGTTCTGATTCTGTACCGACAAGAACAGGCGTGTTTACAGGGCCCCAGTTGAAGTCACCGACAAAAGCGCCCGTAGTAGATGTGACCGATGGAACAACTCCAGTTAGGTCAATCTCACGAACATTTACTGCTGGCGACTCTGAAAATTTAAGAGCCATAATAGTTTCCTTTTGTTAAGGTATAATAAGAGATCATAATACGGAGTAATTATTTCAATGTAACTATTTATAATAACGCGATTTTTACCAATCTTCGGGGTCATATTTAGCCCATTGCATACTATATGGGTCATATGGTTCTGACGGAGGCACATAATGATTTCCGTCGTCTATAATACCAAACGGAGGCACGTCGTCTTCAATCTCCCTCATCCGTTGATCAAATAACATCTGCTTTATATTCACGTCTGTCATATCACCGAAAGACTGTGTCCCTACGAAGTATCCAAACATCACTAGGTTCATCATCAAGTCGTCGTGGTTGCCGTCACTGGCCTCAAACGACTGTCCCTTAGACACAAACGTAGAGATCTCCATAATCGTATTCTCATCTACGATATCAAGTTTATGATTCTCGATAATATCCTTGATGGCGGAACATCCGATACGTTTTACCTTGCGGTCCATACGAATGCCGATCGCATCGGCCTTCACTGCAGACTCAAGGTGAATGTTCTCGTACTCTAGATCTTGATACAAACCCACACAAGTCACCATACCCTGATCGTTATTCTCAATGACAGTGTATGCCTCGTTATAAAGGGTGGCGTACTTGTAAATTATATTCGGAAAAAGTATTGGAGATATTCTATTGTTACGATATACACACACCTGTTTGAAAGGTTGTACCGAAACATCTATTATATTAAATGTAGAATAATCTTGACCACGGCCTTGACAGACATCTACTGTCATGATATACTGGTGTTCTTCAATAACATCTTCATAAACTAATAAGTCGCCACCTTCTAGTCTACGTTTAGGTTCTCTAGCCCGTAAATCTAATAATATCTGGCCTTCAATTAGAGTATTGCCAGTACCAAAAAAAGTGTTGCCAAATTCTTGGTCAAACTGTAAACTAGAGGTATTGGCAATGGTTTGTTCTTTCCACTTTTCATTTCGGCCAGGCACATCCCACCAATCTACACGGAATGGTTTGTATTCGTTCACTCCTTGTACGGCACCTTCCCATATCTTGTGATAGGTATTTCCGATACCGTTCGCAGTACTTGTTATGATAACTTTTGTATCTTTACCAGATGAGATTACTGGATATGTGGATGTGTAGAACTCAGCGGCATTCTCTACGAACGCAAACTCGTCTAGGAACAATAAGTTGACCGACATACCACGAATAGATGAACCAGAAGTCGCAGCTGCAATAATACGACTATTATTACTGAATTCCAAAGACCCCTTGTTGAGTGCCTTACACCCTGGCTGTAAGAAGAACGGTAGGTTCTCAAGCATAAGTGTGACACGTGCCAACATCTCACGTGCGGTCATACCTTTGTTCGCGAGGATCGCGATAGTCTTCTCTGGGTGAAAGAGTGCGTACCACAACAGATAACCAACCGAACTGATAGACTTACCCGACTGACGACATGCCAATACGATGTTGAATCGGTTATCGTTGAAGTGTTCAAACATCTTTTCCTGATATGGATAGAGTTTGAATGGCACGAGACCTTTATCTAGGTGAATGACCTTGACGTACTTGCGACAGAAATACGATGGGTCCTTCATGCATTTCTTATACTCGCGCAGCTTCTTGGCGTCCCATTCTTCTGCGACACCATCTTTCTTAACTAACGGATTACCTAGGTAGGAGTTCTTTGTATAACTACTCATCTTCGTCGTCGTGGTCTATAGTTTTTTCATCACCCATCAGCATACGCTGTAATTCTGTAGTAGACCCGACAAATAGATTATTATTAGTAGTTGTTGCTTCGGCAGGTTTGTCTTCTTTCTGAAGTTCTTTCTGTTTCTTGTTGAGATCCATCAGCTTGTCATTGACATCTGCGATGCCTTTGATCATGCCAGACAGAACCTCAAACGCACGAGGGTGTTCACTCTCACGTGCGACTTCAATCATGAGTTCTAGTGACTCACGACCTTTCTCAATTAGGTCATAGTAAGTATCACGAGAGTACTCATAGTCCTGCTCGTGCACGAAGTTTTTCTTCTGTTCTTCGTCAAACAGGCCTGGCGGTTTACGATTGTCTCTCATAAATATATCTATGTCTTAAATAAAGTTAGGTTTCGGTAACGTCCAACTCGACGCACCGTTATCAAACTGATCATATGAAGTCACACTAGACACGTTCCATCCACTCAAATCTTGGTTGAATGATGTTGCGTTTTCGAACATCTCGCCCATATCTGTTACACTGGATGTGTCCCAGTTGGCGATATCTGCGCTTCCGTTATTACTGAACGAAGGACAGTCTTGGAACATTTCGTTCATGGTGTCTACGTTAGATACGTCCCACGCACCGATGTTGATGTCAAAGTCTTCGTTCTCTTCAAACATCTCTGACATATCTTTGACATTAGAAACATCCCATCCACCGATATCTGCACCGAAAGGAGCTGGAACACCAGTCCACACAGAACCAGCAACGGCAAACATTCCCGACATATTGACAGCACTTCCTGTGTTCCAACTAGAAATATCTGAGTTTGTTACTGTGGCATTGAAATAAGTATTTTTGAACGTGTCATAAAAACTAATCACATTAGACACATCCCAACTACCGACACCTTGACCCGTAAATTCAGATGCATCAAACATATCTGACATTGTTCTTGCGTTGGAAGTGTCCCATCCACTTAGGTCTTGATCGAATGCCGCTCTGAGGAAGGTTTCATCAAATCTGAATACAGCTGAAGTGTCCCAACTACCAATAGGTTGGTTGAAAGTGACATTGTCATAAAACATTGATTGTAAAATAACACCGTGGACACCAGCGCTGCTAAGTGGGTAACCACCTGTCGGAGCGTAATCGTCCCAATCATGCATGTAATCAAAGTCTGAGTAAGTGTTTTGATTGATTGTGACACCAGAGTCCGTCCAGTAAGATGCAACTACGTCAGTGATAGGTGTAGTTTTATCTGCGCAAATAGTCCATCCACTAATGTCCTGATTGAATACTGCTTCACGGAACATAGATGTGAAGTCTCTATTTTTAGAAACATCCCACCCAGTAATATCACTCGTGTTAGATGCAAAGTCCGATTCTCTAAGCATCTCTCTTGCGGTTACGACTTGGGACATATCTAAATTGGTGATATTTGCACTACCCAAAGTAGATGTCTGAGAAGACTCATCGAAGAACATCCAGTCAGTGTGCATCAATGGTTCGTCTGTAGTAAAACCTACATTTGGAGTCCAAACATATCCTGGCGGTGCGTAATGCGTTCTCCAATCAATAGATGTCGGATCTTCTGTTACGCCAGTGATGATATAATCGTATGTCGGTTCGGGTTCTGGCTCCGGTTCGGGTTCCGGTTCGGGTTCGGGTTCCGGTTCGGGTTCCGAAGCTTCTATTATTTCAACATTAAACCCATAGTCTCCGTCTGGGCTTACATCAATAGGATCTGGAGTAACTCTAACAGTTTCAACAAAATCTGAACCTTCGGTAGTAATAAGATTGATATTGGTGTTCACTTCACGAACAATTGGAGTTGGATTTTCTGGGCCATAGAAGTTCACACGCATATCAAATGTCATGTTATATATGATAGTACGTCTCTGTTCTACGGGACCCTCAAAGTCGTCTTGAAAATCAACACTCGTTAGTGAAATAGGAATGTCTTCTTTGATATCAGGCAAATCAACGAAAGGTTTGACTGTCAACGTATACTGAGGAGCGAAGTATGGTAGGATTTGTTCTACCACCTGAAGCGCATCATCTTGTGATCGTGCGTAAACGCTTAACTGAAATGACAAAGTATATGGTACGCCGACATAGTATTTGTCTGCAAATTGACTGCCGTCTGAAACGGTAAAGTGATTAAGTTTGGGCAGTTGTCTCTGTGCGTCGTATGCAATAGAAACGATCTCAAATGACATACGTGGTAATTTTAAAGCGACTCTACGTTCAGCCCCTTCTCCTTGTGACATCTCTTCTAGTCGTTCAATAAACGATCTAGCCGGTGCATAAGATAGAGGAACCTTTACCTGCGACAACACTTTACCCGCAGAGTTTGTTCTTAAAATATTAATATCATCAAACATAGAACCGAATAAAGCCACGCAAGACCTAACTCGTTTATGATAAAAGTGTCCGCCCATCATTAGAATATATCTCCAAACGGATTGGATTCTGAGAAATCAACAAAGTCATTTGCCCAATCATCAAACACTTCTTTCTGTGCCAAACGATCAATCTCGTTGACTCCCTCTTTTTCAGAGATAGGTGTCAATGATGCGTTCTCGCCAATAACAGGTCTGTTTGTCGCCCACTCGTGATACTTACCGTCTGTTGCGCCCGTGTGTGCAATCTTGAGGACACGTGTGTCGTGGTTCCAATAAGTGACTTCACCCTCAAGTCGGAAGTCATCAAACTCTTGATAAACATCTTCACCGACAAGGTAATAGATTTCACGACCCATGCCTTCGTCTGGCATCTTGAGTTCGTATTGGAATGCGCCTTCAACCTCAACGTTGTCAATGCCCGGAATGCCAGTATCAAAGTCCTCATCGGAGAATTCAAACAACTCACATTGCATACGGAAAAGAGGCAGTTGGGATAGTTGATAAAACGGAGATTCTGTATAGACGCGTTTGACCTCGAAAAGAGATTCTGATAGAGGCAAGTATATTACATCGCCCTCACGTGGACGGAACTGTGCGTCAGAAAGACGATCACCAATCAAACTTTTCCATCTGCGTCGTGCGATAACAAATGTAGCTTGATCACGCAACTCGATGCCGAACTTAGTGAACAGATCGCCTTCGCCTTCGAAACCTTCTGCGTTCTCGATGTACACCTCAACTTTGTAGGCGTCAGAGAACTGAGACTGAATACTATCTAAGAAGATGTCTTCTCTCTCGACCACTTCGCGTGGGAGATAGTAAACATCCTGACCATAGAACTGAATTGCCTCAATGAGAATGTCTTCATAGAGGTTCTGTTCTTGTCTGTTTTTTAAACTAATATATGGATTAGTAGCCATGTCTTACCCCATGAAGAACATTGGACCTTCATCTTCGTCCGTACGAAAACGTTCAATTATTCTCTCGATGTCTGAAAGTGCATCTTCGTAAATAAGACGTGCGTTGACAGTAACACCGCCAGGCAGTGCCATACCATCGAACTTGATTAGGTTGAGTCCCCATTGACGTTTGATCAATGCGGTTGCATATTCTTTTAGAAAACGATGATTCCAAAGTGAGTTATATTCTGTAACAGACTCATCTGGATCACGGATAGTGTAGACCTCAAATACAATATAATCATGCAGTTCTAGTTTCGTTTTAGAAACATGTAGATTAACACGATTATACTGACGATCAAATGTGATCTGAGGCATACCACCAAGTTTCATATCTAGGAGTGATAACTGTTGTTGCATTTGTTCGTAGTGTGCAAGATCTCCTAAGATCCCACCATTTCGTGTAAAGTCTGACATAGTGTAGGCCATAACTTGCCACGCATCACTAAACCACCCTGAGTGTGCAGAACTAAATGTTACTGGCACCATACGAACAACCGCAGACAGATCTAGATTATCTGGAAAATCAACATACTGATTCTCAATATCCTGTTCGGTTAATTGGTGTTTTAGATAATATCTTTTAGAACCATCGGGGTGATTTTCACGAAACCACTGCAACGCCTCATCAATACGATCATCTAACTGTTCTTCGTCAATGTTTACTTCTACTACTGGATGGCCCAGTGCGCGTAGACAGTAATCAATTAACTCTTCTCTAGTTGTAGAATACATGTCAGTTTCCGAAATTGGTTTACTGTTCTATTTATACGTTTTTTAAAGTAAAAAAAAGGGAGTCCGAAGACTCCCTTGTTAAACACTAATGTGTGATTAGTTGACTAGGTTACCGGCAGCGTCATAGACGTTGATACGGTAGTATGTAGGAGCTTGTCCACCCAGTGCGTTCGCGTCATGCGATTCCGCAACTGTTAGTGATGAAGCAGCTTCTACTTCGTCAATTGAAATCTCACCAGTTGTTGAGTTGTAGTCGATACATAGACCACCAGATAGACAATCCTTAGTACGTTGTTCTGTCCAGTACTTGTTGATTGATCCTTCTGATAGGTTGTCTGTTGTCCAACTATTGATAGTTCCAACATTTGTTTCTAGTGAAGTGATGCGTGAACCATTACTACTGATTAGACCAGATAACGTTCCATCTACTGACTGGAATTCTGCAACGATCTCTGTTAGAGAATCTAGTGATGCAGAGTCAGTGTTAGATACGATGAAGTCAATCTGAGACTGTAGACTTGCGTCTGCAGATACACGAGCACTTTCTTCAGCAGAGATATCACTTGACAGTGCACTTTCTGCAGCAGTCGCACGGGCAACTTCAGCAGCTAGTGAATCAGTCAGATCAGAATCACCCGCGATGCGAGCATCTTCTTCTTGACCTAACTGGAACTGTAGTGAACTCTTAGAATTTGACTCGGTCGTACCCAACGCAGTGATCTGAGCCTGTAGTTCTGCGTCAGCAGAATCACGATCAGATTCAGATGCAACGATTGCAGCCGCACGTGCGTTCTGTTCTGCGGTAATCGCAGCAGCACGAGCAGTTGATTCTGCAGTAATCGCATCCGCATTCACCTGTACCGCAGCAACACGCGCCACTGTCTCAGCAGAGATAGCGTTTGCGTTAGACGTTGTTGCAAGTTCAGTTGCGTCCATCTCACTTTCTAGAGTTGAAACACGTGCAGTCAATGCACTTGCGTCACCACCTAGATTAGAGATTACGGTCTGTAGATCAGAGTCAGCATCTTCAAATGCCGCGACAACTTCAACCAACTGGTTCAGAGTTTCTGGAGAACCGTTTGTGATTGCAGTTACTGCCGCATCTACCGCATTGATGTTCGCCTGAAGTGCATTGTCAGCAGATGTTCTTGCTAACTCTTCAGCATCAATTGCAGACTGAAGTACTGCATCAGCCGCGATACGTGCGTTCTCTTCTGCAGTGATTGCAGACTGTAGACCTTGGTCAGATAGGATACGAGCAGACTGTTCTGAGTCTAGTAGTGACTGTAGAACACCTTCCGCAGCAGTTGCACGGGCAACTTCTACATCTAGTCCAGACTGTAACGACGCATCACCAGCAACACGTAGTGCAGCTTCAGCAGCGATGTCTGAGTCTAGATCTTCTCTCATTGACTGATCTGCAGCAGAACGTGCCGCAACTTCAGAAGTGATCTGAGATTGTAGATCTGTTTCAACACCAGTCGCACGTGTCTCTTCCGCGTCGATTGCACTTTGTAGTACACCTTCAGCAGTTAGGGCACGTGTCTCTTCTGCAGTAATCGCAGCAGCATTCGCTGTGTGTGATCCTGCGTTAGATGAGATTAGTGTTTGTAGATCAGAATCTGCGTTCTCAAATGCAGCGACAACTTCTACGATTGTATCTAGTGACTCCGAAGAACCATTTAGAATCGCGTCAACACGTCCACTTACTGTGTCGATGTTAGACTGTAGAGTTGTATCAGCAGTCGTACGTGCGGTTGCTTCATCAGCGACTGCCTGTGCGTTAACCGCTTCTGCCGCAGTTGCGCGAGCAACCTCAGCGTCGATCGCAGACTGTAGGTCTGAATCAGCGTCAGCACGAGCACCTGCTTCTGCAGCTTCTGCCGCTAGAGCGCGTGTCTCTTCTGCCAAGATGTCAGATGCAAGTGCCGCTTCCGCAGATGTTGCACGAGAGATCTCGTTAGTCAAGTTAGTTGTCAATACACCTTCTGCAGTTGTCGCACGAGATTCCTCGTTTGAAATCGCAGTAGAAAGTAGTGCATTTAGATCACTATCAGCTTCATCAACATATCGCTTGTTTGCAGCAAGATTTGCTGAAGTTGGTTCGTCAACGATTACTTGTGAACCACCGAAGTGTACTAGACCATCTTGCCAATCAATAGTTGATCCTGGCTGTTCTACCTTTAGTGTTCCTTCAACTACGATTTGGTTAGAAGCAATACGACCTTGAATGTAATCAGTGAACTCGTAGTCCGTTCCGTTCCACTTCAAGAACTCACCAGAATCCGCAGCAGAAACATTCAAGTGTTGGTCGATCTCTGCCTTAGTG